GGCCGTCCGCTTTGGAAGTGAAGTCAATGAACACTTCCGGCGTGTAAACCTCAACGGGGGGGAGGTGGGCTTCGGGCACCAGCCCGTTCGCGTCCAGCGGCGCGTAGCCGTCAGGAACGCCTTTGTTAGCGACCTTCTCGTACAGCGCATCCGTGGCCGGGTCAACCGGCACCGTGATGTCGGCGGTGCCGTCGAAGGACACACCGTTGAGCTTGCGGGCCGTCGTCAGCTTGCTGGCCGACAGCACAGCCTTAGCGGAATCAGCGGTGTTATCCACCTTGTCCAACGCCAGCGCAGTCTTCAGCGGTGCCGCCGCAACATCACCGGACAGACCGGCCACCGACGACACACCCGCCGTGCCCGACGTGGCGGTCTCCCACGTGGTGCCGTTGAACAACGCGAAGTCGCCCGCGACGAACTTCACACCGAACTGGGTGCCCGTGACGGTCACCCGCCACATATCACCTTGGGTGCCCACACCAGCAGCCAGCGGCGGGGTGTTCGTCGCCGCGTTCCAGGTTCCCTTGTACTCCAGCGCCGACAGCGGCAACTGCGAGCTAGGCATCTTCCCGGCGGCGTCGAGGGAGGCGTACCCGTTATTCACGCCCTTCTCGGACTTCAACTGATAATTCGCCAGGGTGGTGGAATTAACCGTTGCGGTCAGAGTGCCGTCAGCAGCAATGGTGACCCCGGTGCCCTGCTTCACCCCGCCGAGCACCGTGGCGGTAGCAACCGGCAACGTGTAGCTGCCCTCGCCGCCGCTACCGGAGCCGAGCTTGAACCACGCAGACCCGTCGTAAAAAATCACGTCGCCGACAGTGACCGGGAAGCCCAGCGAGTTACCCGCCGTCGTCACCCGGTAGATATCACCCAGATTCCCCGCACCGTTGGACAGCGTCGGAGTGTTGGAGCTGGCGTTCCAGGTGCCCTTGTACTCAATAGCAGCCAGCGGGAGCTGCGCCGCAGGGAGCCTCGCAGTTCCGTCCAAAGCGGCGTACCCGTTGATCTGACCCTTGTTCTCAAACCGCTCGTAGATGGAGGAGTCGCCACCGCCGCCGCCGCACACATCCTGGGCCGAGATCAAGCAGATCTCGTCCACGACCTCCGGTGCCAGCCGGTCGCCCGGTTCACGCTCGCTGTCATAGCTGACGAATAGGTCCACGGCCATGAATCTAGTAAGGGGCGGTGCACGGGTATTATTGGGGATAGAGAGCGGCCCAGGCGGTGCGTCAACACCGTGATCCTGGGCCTGACCGATTAGGAGATCGGCTATGACGAAGCGTAAACCGCTGCCCTGTACTGAGGCCAACTGCGGTGAACTTTTCCCCCGATGCGGGAAGAAACGTACATACGACGCGTACAGGTGCCGGTGTGACTCATGCCGCGCAGCTAAGAGCGAGGCAGGTCGTAGGCACTACCAAGAAAACCGCGAGCGTATCGACGCGCGCCATAGGGCTTACGCCGCCGAGAATCGTGAAGCGATGCGCCAGTACTCACGGCAGTGGTTTGCCCGAAACCCTGAATACCGCCGCGCCTACTACGCGGCGAACCCTGAAGCTGGCCGCGAAAGAACAAGGCGGTGGCGCGAGAACAATCCCGAGGCGTACGACGCGGCATACAAGCGTGCCCGCGAGAGGGCGTCGGCCAGCCCGATACACCGAGAGAATGTGCGCCAGGCGGCGCAACGCCGCCGGGCTAGAAAGGTTGCCGCCCCGACTGTTCCGTTTACCAGTGAGCAGTGGGCGCAGAAGGTGGCGTACTGGGGTGGCCGCTGTTACCTACGGATACCGGGGATATGCACAGGCGGAGCCGACCACGCCGAGCATGTAAAGCCGCTCAGTAAGGGCGGGGCGCATATGCTCGCCAACCTGCGACCAGCCTGTGAGCCATGCAATCGCCGCAAGTGGAATCAGTGGCCGTTCACGGGTAGTAGATCACCGCGCAGCGGCGATGAAAGCGTCGAATGCCGCCTCGGTGTCGTCGTCCTCAAAGCCGGTCGGGGCGGGTGCGGCCCCGCCCGGCTTGACGTTGCGCGCCGGTGAATACAGCCGGTCAATGAACTGCGCGCGGGTCAGCCCACCGTTCTCCCCGCCCGCCGCCAGCGACTCCATGACCAGCGACTCGGTGGCGTCGAGCAGCACATGCATCGACCGCAGCGCCATCGGGTCGGGGACACCGGCCAGCAGCAGCTTGGACCGGACGAAGCGCCAGTGATGCGCAGTGGTCGCCACCAGGGTCAGCACGGCACCGTAGGGCCGGGCGGTGCCCCACGTCGCCACCGCGATGGTGATGCGCTCCAGGGCGTCGGTAGGGGTGTCGCCGGTCATCATGGCGACGTAGACCCGCTCCAGCTCCCCGTCGCCCAGGTGGTCGGTGACGAACCGGATGGCGTATTCGGCGCGGACCTCGCTGTCCAGTTTCGGGTTGGCGGTCATCGCCAGCGTCGCCGCCGCGTTGGGCATGGGTCGCCGGGCCAGCAGCGACCCGACGCCGGGGACATCCAGCGGGTCGAAGCGCGGCGAGAACTCGGCGGTCTCGGCGTCACCCAGCAGGTCGAGGTGTCCCGGCGGCGGGTCAAACACGGCTAAATCTGCTGAGCACCGGGGACCAGGATGGACACCGTCACCGCCACGTTGGAGTAGAACGCCCGTGGGTTGGACGTGAAGGTGCGCGGCCCCGTTGGGTTGGGCGGGTTGGTCAGGTAGGCGACGTTCATCGACGCCGACAGGCCGTTGCGGTCGACGCTGGTGGTCATGCCCGCCGGGGAGTTCTGGGTGCCCGGCTCCGGCCCGATCAGGTTGTCGGTCGGGTTGTCGGTGCGCCCGTAGAACGACGCGCAGATCAGCATCTGCCCGCTGATGGCGATGGACGGGGCGACGTGGTTCTGGGTGCCGGTCTGGGTCCACTTCTTGCGGGTGGACGCCGCCGCCCAGCCCGTGGTGTCGATGTCCCCGCCCGGCGAGGCGGCGTCGCGCAGCACCATCAGGTGCGCGATCTCCTCGGCCAGGAAGATGTTGCCGAAGGTGTAGCTGGCGGGCTCGGCGGGACCGGCGCGCTTGACGAACACCTTGACGTGGACGGAGAACAGCCCGTCGTCCACGACGTGCAGCTCAGTCCACAGCGGGTCGGGCCGGGTGATGTCGGAGGCGCTGCCGAACTGATTGCCCACCACCGCCACCAGGATGTCGCCGTCGCGCGTCCCGGCGGGCACCGGCACGGTGACGTTGTTGGTGATCTGCAACCCGGTGGCGCTGCCCACCACCGTCGGCACCTTGCGCGGCAGCGCCGGGGCGATCTGCGGCACCGCGAACAGGTCCAGGCCCAGCTCCCCGGCCAGCACCGCCGACTCGGTGTTCGACTTGCCGCCGGTGATCTGGGTGTCCTCCCAGAACTCGCTGATGAACCGCACCTCCACGGTGGCGGTGGCCTTCTCGCCGGGCTGCACGGCCTTCCAGCCGGTGAGCTGTGGCATCAGCGGGACGGTGGTGGAGTGCGCCCGCACGGAGTGGATGCCGTAGTCGGTGCCGGTGCCCAGCAGCCCGCCCATGCCCAGGTCGGCACCGCCGCCGAACCTCGACACCTCGGTCAGCGCGGGAGCTTTGGGCGCGGGGCCGACATCAAACCCGTGGTTGGTCTGGAGGTAGCCCCGGCTGCGGGCCTGGAGCGACACCGCGCTGCCGCCCTGGTGGACCATGCCGTACACCCACTGCGGCAGCGGGGTGTTGTTGACCCAGTCCACGGTGACGGTCTGGTAGACCTCGTTCTTGGCCTTGCCGCCGGAGGGGTCGTAGGTCTTGGCGACCGATGCGGTGGAGGTGGTCGCCACCCGGCGCAACTGCATCCACGGCTGCGGGGAGATGACACCGTCGACCGTGGCGAAGTGATCGGGGTGCGTCATTCGGCCCGCCATTCCGTCACCCAACGAGTGCCGATTATCAGCCCCAGCGCATGGTTGGTGGATTGCTCCTGCTTTAACCCGAGTTCCGCGATCACCGCGTCGGCCATTTCGTCGTAGCCGATAAACCCTGCCACTCTCCTGTCGGCGGTTCTCAGCGCGGCGGCGATGCGGTCACGCAGATCGGTCACAGCGACCCCACCGGGGTGGCGAAGGCCAGCAGCCGCGCCCAGCGGGCGCTGGCTTCCCAGCGGGGCTCAAACTCCGACGGCGTCGTCCACACGCCCGGCGTCTGAAACGCCGCCAGGTAGCGGAAGTGCAGCAGTTGCATGGTGGGTACAATACCGACCGGCACCCAGACCTGACAGGAGTCGAAGTCGAAGAAGAACCGGCCGTAGCGGATGTCCTTGGGCGACACCTCCGGCCGGTCGATCTGGAGCTTGCCGCCCATCGTGTCCTGCATGACCGACGGGTAGTCGGCGGTGGGGTCCTCACCCACCGCCCAGCTCCAGGCGTCATGGATGACCACCGTGTTCGGGTTCTGGGCGACCACCGTGCGCGGGGCGCGCACCACCTGAACGAACACCTCCTGGTCGTCGGGGCTGTTGTTGTACCACGTCAGGTCGCCCTCGATGGCGGTCACCGGATCAGGGCAGCGCTTGATCTCCCCGTCGCGGGTGGACACCAGGAACCGCTCGGCCACGATGCGCGGGAACCAGTTGCGGCGCATGCCGATAGCGCCGGGCTCGGCCAGCATGTAGGACTCGACGCACGCCTTGATCATCCTGTGACGACGCTTCCTTGAGTTGGGAAGGCCAGCAGTTGGATGCGGGTGTAACGCCCCGCCGCCTCGTGCTGTGGGTTAGCCTTGTTGGCGTTGGACGACCACGGCGGCGGCGTCCAGACATACGCCCGGTAGTGCAGGTTGATCTGCTGGCCGGGTGTCAGCGGGCCGACCCACTCGTCGCTCATGGTGACCGGGGTCCACACCCACTCCCGGCCTGGGTTGGGCTCGGCGACGGTGTTGGTGCCCACGTCGATGGCGCTGCCGGTCTGGCTGTTGAACACCCCGGTGGTGACCGGCACGGCCGGGGCGCGGTCCAGCGCCCAGGTCCATCTGTCCCTGAATTGGATCGCGTTCGGGTTGGACACCAGCCACGACTTCCAGCAGCGAATGACCCGGATCAGCACCATCTGATCTACGGGGCTGGTGTTGGTCCACGTCGGGGCGTTGGTCTCGATCAGCAGCTTGCCGGGCAACGCGATGGATTGCTTGAGCTGGCCGTCGGCGCGCGAGTCGGTTCTGGTGTCCCACACCAGACGCGGCACCGACCAGGGCTCCAGCCGCAGCAGGCCCCCGTCGTCAATGTTGATGTGCTCATCGGTGCAGACGGTTGGACCGGCCCAGTTAGACACAGCAGTGAGGTTACGCAGGCGGCGTGTCGAATACAGCGAAGCTACCCAGAACGCCCGGCCGGGCCGCGCCGTTGGGCGCGTACATGGCAAAGCCGGTGAAGTCCCCGGTGGGCGCTCCGGCGTCGCTGACGTTCAGCAGCTCGTTGGTGTTCTCCAGCAGCCGCAGCGTCCCGGCGGTGGTGGCGTCCAGGCTGTAGGTGCTGCCGTTCTTGAACAGCACGTCGCGCGACTTGAGCGTGGTGACCTGCCCGGCCTTGACGTAGCCCAGCCGCACCCGCGTCCAGGTCATCGCCGCGAACACATAGTCGGCATCGGTGGTGTAGTTCGCGCGGGCGATCAGGAAGTTCTCGCTCTGCCCGAACACGTCCTGCGGCGTGCTGACCGTGGCGCTGACCCGGTGCAGCGGGGACCCGGCGGTGGTCTTGTGCAGCGCGACGGCGGTGCGCTTCACGTCATCCAGCGACAGGTTGTAGATGGCGAACTTGTTGGTCACGCCGATGGTGCCCTGGCCGGTGCCGAAGTTCCACTGGAGCCAGTCATCGCCAAGGTTGGCGGCGTTGGGGTAGGTGGCGAAGTCCTCAAGGATCAGCGCCCCGCCGTTCTCCAGCTTCTGCAGCCGCAGCCCCAACGTGCCGAGGGTGCCCAGCGCCTGGGCGACCGTGTTGGAGAAGTCCTGCACCTGCTCGGTGCTATAGCTGCTCTGGCCGGTCCAGGCGGTGAAGCCCTTGACGATGGCGTCGATGAGCGATTGCAGGTCGTTGGCGGTGCGCTGCTCGCCGGTTTCCAGCGAGGCCACTTTGGCTGTCAGGTTCTCGATCTGGGACACATCGGCGATGCCCGTCAGGATGGCGCTGCGCCCGCTGGGCGCGGTCGCGGTCAGGTGGCCGTCCTCGGTGCTGTTGAGCACCCAGTTACCAATCCGCACGGTGTTGGACTGCTCCAGCGCGGCCAGGCGCTGCTGGACCTCGCGCGCCCACTCGGGGTCGGTGCGCGGAGCCCGGCCGTGCCGCCCCGACAATGAGTTCGCCATCACCGCGCCCTGTCGGTGATCTTCACCAGCTCCGGCGGGTCGTCGTCTACCGACTCCAGCCCCACCGTGACCGCAACGCCGCTGCTGTCCATCGACACCTCCATCGACTGCAATTCCATCAGCGCCAGTGTGCCGTAGGCGGCGACGGTCACCCGCACCGACGGCACCAGCGACTCGATGTCCAGCGGGGCGTAGGGGCTGAGCAGGGCGCTGCCGTCAAGCACCACCGCCTCCCGCATACGCGAGGTGTAACGCAGGTATTGCCGCGCGGCCCGGTCGGCGTTGGACACCCCGTACAGGCTGTCCACGTCCACGATGGTTTGCAGGCTCAGCCCGGCGACGTTGACCCGCGCGCGGGTGCTTTCGTCGGCGGCGCGCAGCAGCACGTCGGTGAACACCCTGCTGCCGTCGCGCACCAGCGCCAGGTTGCCGTCAAGGAAGTCCTCCTCGCCCAGCGACGCCATCGAGGCGCGCGGTGCCGGACCCAGCAGCACCGTCCCGGCCGCGACGCTCCACGTCAGGCCCAGCCCGACGAGGTCGTCCATCAGGGTGTCCAGCATCCGCTCGTCGGCGACGGTCTGGAAGTCGAACGGGTCGGCCAGCGGGTCGCGCCGCACCACCAGCGTGGCGCGCAGGCCGTGCAGGTCGATCATGGCCTGCCACAGCTCACGGGCGATCAGCGCCGGGTCGGTGGCGTCCCACGCCTTGGTGATGGGCACGCGGGTGCGGGCCATCAGACCGGCCACGTCCACCGCCGCCAGGGCGGTGGAGTCGCGGCGGTAGGTCGCCTTCTGCACCGGGCCGGTCCAGTGCAGCGACTGGCCGTCCTCGCTCCAGACGCTCAGCCAGTGCAGCCACGGGGTGATGTCCTCGCTCAGCCGGTAGGGCACCTCGACATCGCAGCGCGACACCTGCGACAGCTCCCGGCCCCAGCGCAGGGTCTCCACGTCCGACGGCGGGAACTGGTAGAGCTGCACACCCGACTGGCTGTGCAGCGACACGATCTGGCGACCGATCACCTACGCCTCCCGGTCGTGCAGCGCCAGCTCGACCTCAAACACCGCGCCCGCCTCGGTGTTGGCGACGAAGTCCCACGCCTCGTATCGGTTCAGCACCGCCGGACGCCACGGCGCGCCGGTCGGCGTGCTGACCACGCCGACGGGACGCTTGCGGCTGCCCTCGTAGACGGCGTGGAACCGGCCGCTGACCCCGTCCAGGGTGACCGACGCACCCGGCGGCAGGCCGTTGATCTGGATCGGGAACCAGGTGTCCTCGCACGCCGGGTCGGCGGTGGCCGGGGCGAAGAACGCCTGCAAGCCCAGCGGCTCGGTGCCGGTGTTGGTGATGGTGACGCTGACCGTGCTGGTGCGACACCGCATCGGCGCGCTGGTCGGCGGGATGTGAAAGACGTGGGACTCGATGCTGCCCACCGGCAGGCACCCGCCGCACACCGGCGGCGGGGTGGTGACCTCCGGCAGCAGCTCCGGCGTGCAGTCGGTGCTGAACAGCGTCGGCATCTCCGAACATGACTCCGGCCGGGTGCAGCCCGCGCCGTGGACCCAGTTGACCGGCTGGCTGGTGATGGAGTCCCACGACACCGGCACCACTACGGCCGGGGAGTACAGGTACGGGCTGCACGCGGTCATGTCCCACGTCACCCGGTAGATGTTGGCCTGGCGGTTGTTGCCGCCGCCGGTGGCCTCGGTGACGGTGGGCTCCTTGGTCAGCACGACATTGCGCGCCTCCCGCCACAGGCGGTCGGGGTCGACCACGCTCTCGCCGGGGTGCGCGGCCAGGAACTCCAGGGTGGAGCCGTCGATGTCGGTGGACGCGCGGAGCTGGCACGCCAGCCACGTCAGCCCGTACTGGAGCCCGGCGCTGGTGCAGGCCACCAGGATCGCCTCAAAAGTGATGGAGCGCGAGGTGTCGCGGTGCAGGCCGGGCACCGCCCCGTGACCGGCGTTCTCGGTGATCTTGCGGTCCACCGGGATGGTGTCCAGGCCGTCAACGCGGGCCACCCACACCCCGCCGAACTCCATCGACTCGGGGAACTCGGGGCTGTACCACGGGGCCAGCTCGGGTCGGTAGGGGCCGTGGTTCAGGAAGAACTGCAACCCGACCCAGGAGTCGTCAATCACCACCTCCAGTTCACAGCCGCACAGCCGCGACACCGGGGCGCAGCGGGCATCGACGGTGAACAGCCCACGGGTGTAGCGGGCGGTGCCGTAGGGCTCGGTGTAGAGGCCGGGGCGCACCTCGACCGACTCCGACGGGATGGCGAACAGGCCACGGCTGACCTCGGTCAGGGAGCAGTCGGCACCGTTGACGACGTTGAGCCCCTGGCTGACTTCCTGCGCCCCGGTGGGCGGGGTGAACAGGTTGGAGCTGACCTCTTGGCTGTTGGCGGGGATGGCGAACAGGCCACGGCTGACCTCGACCAGCGCGGCGTCGGGCACGCCGAACACCTCGATGTCGGAGGTCGGCGTGGACTTGCCCAGGTGCGTGCTGACCCGCGACGAGTTGGCGAACTCGACCCCGTCCAGCGCGAAGAACCCTCGATAGGTCACGACGCTCCTAACTCGTCAGGGACAGCAGCCGGTCATGGATGACCCGCGCGCCCTGCTCGTTGCCCGTCACGCTGATCGGGGCGTGAATGACGGTAGATGACTTGCCCACCGGCAGGCCGCGCTCCAGCGTGGCGACCAGCCGGTCGAAGCTGGCCGTCTGCGCCGGGGACAGCACCCGCTCTGGGGCGATGGTCGCCTTGCGCATCAGCCCGACGCCGGAGGCAACGCCGCCGGAGTCGAAGGAACCGTTGCCGCCGAACAGCCCGCCGACCGATCCCAGCACCGTGGTCAGCCCACCGAAAATGCTGGCGAACAACATGCTGATGGGGTCGGCGATCTGCGCGCCCAGCCCACCACCGAACAGCGCGGTGGTCACACCGGGCGCGTTGGACGACAGCGCCTCAAAGATGCCCGACACCGCCGTGGTGATGATGGCCTGGGCCAGCTCGCTGCCAATCTCGGCACCGATGTCGATGCCCGCCGACCCGGCGCTGCTGATGAGCGTGCCCACGATGCTGCCCGCACCGGGTGCCTGGGTGTTGATGGCCGCGCTGGCAGCCCCGGCCCCGGCCTGCACCAGCGCGTTGCCGACGGCCTTGGCAATCGGGACGATGACCTTCTCGATGACGTACTTGACCAGCGCGTCGATGACGATCTTGAGGATGCGGATGCGTTCCTCGGCGGCGGCTTCCTCGCTGGTGGAGCTGCGGTCGGTCAGACCGGAGGTGTCGTTGCGCAGCCGACCGGCGGCGTCGAACGCCTTGAGCTCGCCCCGGAAGGCCCGTGTCTCCTCCGACATCTGCACCAGGGTGTCGCGCTGGTCGATCTGCACGCCCAGCACCTTGAGCAGCACCTGCACCAGCAGGTTGACCACGGCACCCAGGATCGGTATCTGGGACACGCCCAGCAGGTCAGCGCCGACGGTGGCGTTGGCGTTCTTGTTGCCGACGTTGCCGCCGGTCGCGTAGAACCGCAGCCCGTTGTTCTGCAAGAGCGCGGAGCGGAACGCCTCCACGCCGGAGAAGCCGCCCATGCGGGACACGTCGGCACTGGTGAGGACGTACTCGCCGGGCATGAGCATGGCCGGAACGGAGTCTCGGCCCGGCGTGCCGCCGGTGATCCCGCCACCCTCGGCCAGGCCGGGCAGCGGCAGCCCGGCCAGGATGCCACCGCCGCCACCGCCGCCGCCGGTCGAGTTGATGGCAGCGGCCACCCGGTCGGCGATGATCGGCCCGGCGGCGTTGCCGATCTCGGTGCCAACCGCCGTCCAGTCCCCGCCGGTCAGCCCCTGGATGCCGCTGGTGACGCCGTCGCTGAGCACCGGACCCAGGACCTCGCCGCCCAGGCGGGCGTTGACCTCGTTGAGCACGGCCATCGTCTGGTCGTGCCTGGCCTTGTCGGCGGCGTCGGCGTTGGTGAACGTCCGGTCGATCAGCGCGGCGGTGTCGGAGTAGATGCGCCCTTGGGCATCCGGTGCGAGCTGGCCCTTCTGGATGTTCTCCGCACCGGCGTCGAAGCCGCCCTCGCGGGTGTAGTCGGGCACGTCGATCCCGGCGGCTTGCGCCAGCGCCAGCGGGTTGCGCTCCTCCACCAGGGTGCCCAGGTCGGTGGACGGGGCCGTCGGGGTCGAGGCGTAGCCCAGCGGGCCGGGCAGCGGCACCGACGTGGCGGCGGCGACCGCGTCACCGGCCACCGCGCCCAGCGGCCCGGCGGCAGCCCCGCCCAGCATGGTGGTGATGTCCATCGGTGTCGCGCCCAGCGACGCCAGCGCGGCGGCGGCAGCCCGGCGCGGGTCGCCCATCGGCAGCGAGTCGTAGTCAAACGGTTCCTGCTTTTTCTCGCGCGCCTCCTTGGCGGCGTCGTTGGCCTGCCGCCGGTTGGCGATCTGATCGTTGAGGGTGTCGGTGCGCTGCCCGCTCAGCAGTTCGGTCTGGGCATCCTGGGCCTCGGTCAGCGCCTTGAGCGAGTCCTGATAGTCGGCCTCGGCCTTGGCCTTCTCAGCGTTGGTGACGGTCGCCGTCTGGTCGTTGATAGCAGCGTTGCGGGCGGCGAGTGCGGCATCCACGTCGGCCTGGGCGTCGGCGATCCTCTGCGCGGCATCGGTCGCGGCCTTGTTCGCCGCAGCTTGGCGCTCCCGGTTGTTGGCGTCGTCGGCTTGGCGCTGGAGCGCGTTGAGCACCGGGTCGTCAGTCGGCTCGGTGAACAGCGGGACGATGGGCACCGTGACCGGCTCCACGGTGACGGCGACCGGCGGCGCGGGAGGTGTACCCGGCGCGGGCGGCGCGACGGTGGGTGTGGTCGGTGACGCGGGCATCCCCGGCGTCTGGACGGGAGTCGGGGCTGGGGTCGGCGCGGGCGTCGGCGTCGGCCGGGCGGCGGCACCGACACCGTCGCCACCCGCACCAAACAGCGGGGCGTCCAGCGCAGGCGTGGCGGGCACCGGAGCGCCGTTGGCACCGCTGCCTAAGCCGAGGCTTGACGTGGACGACTGCGGCGTGAGGGCCGCAGCGCCGGGAAGGTTGGGAGTGTTGACCGTGTGGGCATGGACGTGGTCCATGTGGTTGTCGGTCGGGTTGCCTAGGTCGCCCATCGGTGACGAGCTGCCGTCAGGGTTCCACTGCTTCTGCTGCCAGAGGACGTAGTCCACGCCGAGGGCAGCAGAGTTGTCCAGCAGGTACTTGGCGACGCTGTCGCCGTATGCCTTCCCGCTGGGGCTTCCCCAGTTGGGGATCATTACGTCGATGGCCTCGCCACGGAAGTGCTCGTTATAACCGTCGGGCTCGCGCCAGCCGCCGATGGTGGTGATCTCGGGGAACGCCTGCTCCACCGCAGTCTTGGCCTGGACGGTGTTGGGGTTGAGACCGGCGTTGGAGCCGGTGCGCCCGACAGGTCCTCCGGTGCCCCACGCCGCCGGGTTGGGACCGCCAGCGGCCCCGTTGCCGCCAGGACCAAACAGCGACACGCCCACCGGCAGCTCGCGGTACTTCTTGAAGAAGTCGTCCATCGCGGTCTCGGCGGCGGGGATGCCGGTGACCGCAATCGGGACATCGACGCCGTTTTTCGGCAGCGCGCCCAGCTCGGTGTTGAACGCGGAGGTCTCGCCGGTCGCGGCCTTGGCCTTCTCGGCGGCGTCGTTCAGTGCGTCGTGGAGCTTGGTGGCGTCGAAGTTCGCCATGCTCTCGCCGACGGCGGTCAGACCCTCGCCGAAACTGAACGCCGCCTCGGACTGCTTGCGCAGCTCGGCGGCGGTCGCGCTGTCGCCCCGCAGGTCGGCCTGCCACGCCTGGAACTTGAGGACGGCACCCTGGATGTTGCCCAGCCCGCCGCCCAACTGACCGACGGCCTTGATGATCTCGCCGATGCCACGGACGGCGAACGCCCCGGCGTCGATGGCGACGCGGCCCAGGCTGATGAAGAAGTCGGTGATCTGCTCGCGGTTGTTGATGATCCAGGTGCTGAGCTTCTCCATCGCTGGACCGGCGACCTCGGCCAGCGACATCTGGACGCTGTTGGCGGCGACCTCGATGCTGCGCTTGGCCTGCTCCCACCGGGCGGCGGCGGTCTGGCTAACCGTGTCCGACGCCTTCTGCGCCGCCCCGGCGACCTCGCCGAACTCGCTGGCGGCGGTGGACAGGTTCATGCTGTTGAGCGCGTCGCCCAGGTCCTCGGACTGGGTGCCGAACAGGGCCACCTGGATCGCGGCTTTCTTAACCGGGTCCTGTATCCCGGCGATCTTGTCGATGACCTGCTGGAAGGTGTCGCGGGCGGTCTGCCCGCCTTGGGCGAAGGCGGCGGCGGTGTCCTTGGCTGACAGGCCCAGGTTCTCGTAGGCGGCGGTGGACAACTTGGAGCCGTCGATCGACCGGATCGAGAACTCCTTGAGCGCGTCGGCAGCCTTGTCGGTGTCGCGGGCACCGCCGCGCACCGCCTGCTGGATCAGCCCGAAGGCGTCAGCACCGTCGAGGCCGATCTTGCGAAACTGGGTGCCATATTCCGTAATCGTGTCGAACAGGTCGCCGCTGGTGTTCAGACCCCGCTGCTGGGCGGCGGTGATGAGGTCGAACGCCTCGGTCACGTCGTCGGCCAGCCCGGTGCGCACCGCCTGCTGCGCCGCGCGCACCGCCGCCGGTATTTCCTCGCCGGTTACCTGGGCGACGGTGTTGAGCTGACCGACGATCTTCTCGGTGTCGGCGGCGTTGGCGTTGGGGTCGAGGATGCCGCCCTGGACCGCCGCGCGCACGGCGTCGAGGTTGCCCGCGACCGACTCCCCAAACCCGGCGGCGTATGCCTCTGAGGCACCCGCGCCCAGCAGGCGCATCTGCTCGGGTTCCAGACCCAGCTTGGCCGCGACGTTGGCCTGCTCCTGAAGCTGGCCCATCCCGGCGATGATGTTGTCGGCCAGCACCTTGCCCGCCAGCAGTCCGATCCCGGCCGTCGCCGCCAGGGCGATACCGATCGGCCCGGCCTTGCTGCCCAGCGCGGCGATCGGCCCGCCGAAGCCCTGGACGAACCCGGCCCCGGCGGCAGCACCGGCGGCTGCCGCCCCGGCACCGACCTCGCCGACCCTGGTGGCGAAGCCGCCGACCGCCGCCGACACGGCGACGCCGATGTTGGACAGCTCCGACTGCATGGATGCGACCGACGCGCTGACAACGTCCTCGGCCTGCTCCAGCTCGGGGCGCAGCTTGGACGCGACGGCGATACCGCTGACGCCGGAGTCGATCTCCTTGAGCGAGGAGCGCATGTTGGCGACGGAGCGGTCGACCTCGCGCTCGGCCTTAGCCAGCGCAGGCTTGATGTCACTGGTGACGGTGCGGTTCAGCGTGGACGGTATGTCGCTGGCGTCAAGCTCGACCTTGACCGTTACCTTACCGGCGTCCACCACCGGCTCAGATTAGCCCAACGAAGTGCGGGGTCAGGGCAGGTCGACCACGCCGCGCATCAGTTCCCCGATGGTCTCGATGGTGTAGTCGGGGTCGTCGGGGTCCATCAGCCGGGAGAACACCTGCTCGTAGGACTCCGGCGACAGGTGGCGACTGATGAACAGGCCGGTCATATCGTTGCGCATCGTCGTGCTGACGTACTTGGACGTTGCCAGGGTGAACGCCGCCAGCGCCTGCTGGGTCGGCTTGCGGGCGTGCAGGGTGTCGCCCTTGAACTCCAGCTCCTGAAACTTGGTCTCGTCGGTGTCGGCGTCGATGACCTTGGGAGCTGCCTTGTCGGCCTTGCTGGCTGTCATGCCGAGGACAATAACACCTTTGCGTCAGTTCAGATCGCGCAGCACGCGCGCGACGGCGTTGGTGAGGAACGGCCGGGGCCGGGTGCCGGGGTGGTTGACCGACATGGCGAACACCGTGCGGCTGCCGACGGGGAAGCGCAGCGCGGCGGCGTTGCGCGGCCGGATGACGTGCGGCCGGGTGCCCTGGTGGACGAACCGGGAGTACGGCGCGTGGGAGGTGACCCCGCCGATGACGCGGAACGGTCCCAGCGCCAGGATCGGGTCCTCCTTGATGGCCTGGGCCATGCGGCCGGTATCGACCGGGGCGTTGGTGCGGGCGTCGGCGGCGACCAGCCGGATGATCTGGCGCATTCTGGTCTGGAGGATCGCACCGACCTCGCTGCCCATACCGCTGCCGTTGGGCTCAAAGTCCCCGGTCACTTTCGCCATGTCAGCGACCCTATCAACACGCCGGACGGGGTGGAGTTTGACAATACCTCCGTCTACGGTATTCTAGACGTATGACCAAGACCGAAGCCGCCGAAACCATCGCCCTCCGCGTTGTCGTCAACGCCCGCAAGACCGGCCAGGTCATCACCAAGACCGCCGTCGAGGAGACCATGAGCGAGCTGGGCGGCGGGCACCACGGCGCGTTCCTCGCCGAAGCCGCTAAGAACACCAACTGGCGCACCGCGCTCCGCATCGCCACCGCCCTAGCAAAGGGCACCGGCGACTACCACCTCATCGCCCGATGACCCAAAAGGAAACGACTATGACCACCCTCACCGCCGCCGCGTCTCGCATCCTCAACGAGCTGGCTTGCGTTGACGGCAACGCGACCTTCACCCCGCAGAGCAACAACCTTCCACCGCGCACCCGTGTCTACGGCTCGCGTCAGGTCAGAACCATCCGTGCCTTGGAGGATGCAGGTCTGGTGACCGTCACCGAGAACCAGTGCTGGGACGGCAGCCGCTCAGTTCATCGTCGGGGCTTCAAGACCTACACCGTCAGCCTCGTCACCGCGTAACTACAGCCGAAAGGACCACACCATGCGCCGTTTCCGCGCCCCCGGCTCCCGCATCGAGCACTTCACCGCTGACGACACCGTAACCCTGTGCGGCATCGGTGCCCGCGCCGGTGCCCGCTACGGCGGCCCCGGCGACCCCGCCGGTATGGACATCAAGCCCCGCCCGATCTGCGGCAAGTGCCGCGACGCCCGGCCATGACCGCCACCTGCGCCGAGTGCGGGCAGCCCGCCGAACACGTCTACTGGGGCGGCATCTGCTCCGCGTGCTACGCCGTGTGGGCTACGGAAGAACCTCACGCGCCGTCACAGTGACGTATCCCCGGTCGATGAGTCGTTGCACCGTCGGCGTCAGCCTGACCGTGCGCTGCACCCCACGGGCCAGCACCACGCTGGGCGTTGCGCTGCCCTGAATGGTCACCACGACCACCGGATCAGAACTCGACATAGATGGTCCCCGTCCAGGCCACCACGCCGCCCTCCGGCCCATAGGGCGCGATGGCGTCAGTGGCGCAGTTGTATCCCAGCTTGCGGTTCAGCGCGGCGGCGTAGCACAGCGCCTGCTCGATGCGCCAGGAGTCGTCCAGGCTGATCTCGGCCTCGGCGGCGTACTCCTGCCACGTTGGGTCGGCCTCCACCGTGGCGCACCGGCCGACGCCCATCTCCAGGGCGATGGCCCGGCTCAGCCCGCAGGCGGTGGTGTCGATCATCGGCGTGGGCAGAGCGTTGGTCCGGTAGCGGCGCAGCACCCGCACCCACAGGAACGGTAAGTCGCAGCCCTCGCCGGTGGTGTGGGCGTTCCACGCCGCCATCGGAATGCCGTCGCCGCCGAAGAACCGCACCACCGCGCTCTTGGTCTCGCCGATGGGCGGGCACGGGCTGGCCGGGTCGAACGCGGCCCGCAGCGCCTCCATGACGGCGCTGACGATCTCGCTTGCCGGGTCGGTGCAGTCCATCAGTACACCGACGGCGCTGACATGACGGCGTGCGGGTTGACCGCTGAGAGCCACAGGTCGATTTCGGGGATGCCGGTCTTGCCCGCCGAGTAGATGTCGTTGGGGTCATACATACGGTGCGTCACGCCCTGGCGGCTGACCTCGGTGACGGTGCGCGGCAGTCGGCACTTGCCGCCGGTGCAGGCCATGTAGAACTCGTTGACCAGAAGGCCGGTCAGCCGGGCCACACCCTTGGGCACCGGGACGCCGCGCATGTAGGTCACCGACCAGGTGCCCTCCTCGTCCAGCGGGCGCGACAGGTCTTGGTAGGGCCACGGCGCGCCGTTGCGGTAGAGGATGTTGCGCTCCAGCTCGTACTCCGACGGGCTGAGCACGGTCCCGGCGATGTTGACCTCGATGATGGACTGCACCGGGCCGGGCAGGTGAACCATGCGCGGGCCGGACAGGCGGCAGCGCCCGGCGCAGCCGCAGGACTCATTCGCCCACTCGCCGCCGTTGCGCACCAGGGACAGCCCGCCGGAGCTGAACGGGGCCGACAACCGGCCACTGTTCAGCGACGGCAGCGGGCACGGCCGGGCCAGCGCCGGGCACACCCCGTACTGCCGTCCAGACAGCGCCCACAGCACGTCAATCGCCAGCGACGCCGCAGCGTCCAGGGCGTCCTGCTCCTGCGGCGTGGTGGCCGTTGGCAGGCATGACGTGTCGATGGGCCACTCGCACAGGGATGCGGGCAGCGGGGTCGCGGGCATGGGCACCACGGTATCGCTCCAGGGTGCCCGAAACGTAGAACCGCCCCGCCGTGGGGGGACGGCGGGGCGGTGCTACTAGCGGTGGGTTAGACGGTGGGGTCCACCGCAGGCTTGGTGGTGCCGGTGGGCGACGCCGTGCCCGGCGCGGTGACCGCTCCCGAAGGAGCCGTACCCGGAAGGTTCACGGCGGGCTTGGACGGTGACGCCGTGCCCGGCACGGTGACTGCGCCTTCCTCCTTAGGTGCCGGTGCATCCGGGGTCACGCCGTCGGGCGCGACCTCGGCGGCGGGAGCTCCGCTGGGGCCACCGAAGTAGAAGTCGGGGTCCACGAACACGGTGCTGATTTCCAGCGCGACCGGCTCGTGGCCCTCGGTGATCTCCGGCGGCTCGACCGACGTGCGGAAGAAGGTGTAGTGGCTGTCGTCGTTGAGCGGAGCCAGCAGGCGACCGGGCGTGCCCTTGTCGTCAATGGCGGCGACGTTGTACGGGCCACGGCCCCACTGCGGCATCGCCAGGGAGATGCCCGACAGCATCAGGGTGGAGACACCGGAGGTGACGGCGATGTCGCCGACGGTGAACTCGTACACACCGATCAGCAGGTAGCCGTACTTCTTGCCGGTGGACCCGGCGGCGGTGGTGGAGAAGATCGCGTCTTCCTCCGGCACTGGGCAGTCATCGTCAGACCGGCCACCCGTCCAGACCTCCAGGGCCACCCCGTACTCGGAAGTTTCGGTCTGGTCGCGGAAGCCGACCGACTCGCCGTTGTAGTCCAGCACCTGCTCCCACTCGGTGAACAGCGAGATCAAGCCGGTGTTGACGTTGCACAATTCCAAATCGACTTTGTAATGCTTGCGCTCCGGCGGGGTGCGGTCCTGCACGCAGACGCGGCCCTCGGCGTTGAGCTGCTCCAGCTCCTTGGCCTCGTTCATCACCGCCGTCATTTTCACGCTGACGTAGCCGTCAGTGACGATGCTGTTGGCGGGTCCGGCGATGGGCAAGCCGCAGGAGTTTATGCGAGTTGCTCTCAAACGGACCCCCTTCACGATGGGGAAAGTAGCCACGGTGGTCCTCCTTGTAGGTCCCTGGTAGGTCTGGTTCTAACCGTAGATGGCTCCGGTGCAGCGGGGCGGTGCTATCAGCCCTGCACAGCGCCGGGCGCGGAAGCCGTGATACGCGGAAGTGTCACCCGTCGAGCAGACCGGCCTCGCGGGCGTTGCCCTCGGGCACCCGGTAGGTGCGGCGCAGCCCGCCGGTGCTGATCTCGATGGTCTCCGGCCCGCCGATGTCGAGCAGCACGCCCAGCGCGGTGGCCCGCAGCCGGTTGTCGGTGAACTCCAGCGTGGCGAAGCCGTCCTCCACGATGGCGTTGACGCCGTAGGGCATCAGCAGCAGGGGCCGTAGGACAGGATGCGCGCGGCGGCAACGGCGTGCTCGTAGCCGACCACCACTGAGCGCTCCGCGACGGCGATGCGCTTGTTGTGCGCGGTGTCGATGGACTCGCGCACCTGGACGGCGTCGCGCCAGCCGTAGGTCGGGCTAGTGCCGACCATGACGTTCTCCAGCCCCTTGACGTAGCCGCCGCCGAACACCCAGGTGTGGCCCAGCGGTGTCTTGAGCGCGGAGCCCGACCGGGTGATGAGGTTGTTGCGGGCCGCATACGCTGCCCACTGCGCCCCGGCGTGGATGACGCCGACGGTGTTGGTCATGGCGAACTCGGCCTCGATGCGCGAGACCGCCGACACGATGTCGGGCACGTCGGTGATCTCGTCGCCGCCGGTGGCGTACAGGTTGGGGTCGACCTCGGTGGAGAAGGGCTCGTACAGCTTGGACCCGTCGCCCGGCTGCTCCAGCGGCGGGGCGTACAGGCCGCTGGTGCCACCACCGGCGCTCCCGGCGTCGATGAGCAGCCGCTCGGCCAGCTCACGCTCGACCGCCGTCTGCTCCAGCAGGCGCAGGTTCTGCTGCACCCGCTCAAGGATGTCGGTGCGGGTCTGGGCGGTCAGGTCGCACTCGTCGTATGCCCACACGGTGATGGGCGCGAACGGGTCGAGGTGGCCCGGCCGCTCGCCGGTCTTGAGTTGGCCGTCGGGGTCGACGCACCACTGCGACTCCCACACGCCGAACGCGCTCTCGCCGCCGTAGTTGTGGCTGCGGAACCGCACGCCCTGGCCCAGGAACCGGGACGGGCCGGTGACCTCGGTCCACGTCGTGGCGGTGTAGAGCCCCGACGGTGACGGGTTGACCAGCGGGACATCCCACTCCAGTGCGGGGATGACGGCGGGTGTGGTCATCTGGGCTTCCTCTCGATATGGGAGAAGGCGGGCCACCGGGGGATCAACCCGTTGCCCGCCTCCTTACTGCTAGGTGGAACGCTACTACTTGGCGGTGGGCTTGGCCGGAGCCTCGACCGGGGCCACGATGGGCTCCGGTCCCGCGCCAGCCGGACCTGCCGGAACACCCGGTGTCAGGTACGGACCAACCTCGGCAGGCTGGCAGGTGATCTCCTTGCGAGCACCGACGCCGCCGCTGACGCACAACGGGATGCGGACCACGATGGACTTGTTGCACCTCTTGCCTACGGCAATTGCGTCCTCCGTGAAGAACCTCGTATACCTGTTGACCTGGAGCTGCTCCTTGGGGTACATGACGCCCAGCTCGATGACGTTGCTCATCGCGCGGAACCACGTCCCGGCCGGGTAGAGGACGATGTCCACCGCTCCCGGCCAGGCCAAGGTGTTGAGGTTGCCCGGCTGGTTGGCCCCACGGGTCTGCCAGTCACCGACGAACTGGAGCGCGATGTTGCGCGCCGACAGCCACGAGCCGATCTCGGCGTCGGACACGTTGCGCCCGCCGTCCCCGCCCATCATGGCGAGGTCGGCGCGGAGCACCTCGTGCAACCACGACGGCGCGATGCCCTCGATGGTCGCGGTGCGGGCCAGACCCTTGTCCAGGCGCAGGTTGGTCGCCGCCAGCGCAAGGCTGTTGAGGACCGAACTGGTTGCGCCGACCTGGCTGTTGGGGTCGACCACCAGCGGGGTGCCGGAACCATTGACAACGTCGAGGATGGTGCGGCGGCTGATGGCCCGCAGGTGCTCTTGGGCGAGCGACTGCATGAACCACTGGATCAGCTCCGGCCAGCCTTGGGTCATCAAGATACCGGCCTCGACGCAGTAGCCCACGACCTGGAGCCGCAGCTCCTCAAACTCATCGGCGCAGGGAATGTCGACGCACTCCTTGACCGCCGTCGGCTGACCGTCGGGGCCGACCGCTTCCAGTTCGGTCTCGGTGAAGAAGAACTGGAAGCTGTCGAAGATGCCCGACAGGTCGGGCTCGACCGGCCAGCGCACGCCACCCCGGTTGATGGTGATTTCGGGGAGCGAGAGCAGGTCGGTTGCGTTGGGCACGTCGCAGAAGTCGTACAACTGCTCCGACGGGGCGCACCAACCACCGGCTGCCGTCAGCGAACCACCGGGGAGCTTGCGCTCGTCGGTGGCGGCTTCAATGGCGGCGACCAGCGCGTGGCTTTCACCGATCAGCGGCACGTCGCGCTTCAGCCGGGCGAAGCTCTGGGCGAAGTAGCTACCCCGGGCGACAGCGTTGGACGACCGCGCCTTGCGTGAGCCGGTGCCAACGGAGTCGATGGCACGGGCCAGCTCAGCGAAGCCGATGCGACCGGCCTGGTAGCCGGGCGCGCCGGGAACCATCTCCCAGCCCGGGCCTTCCGGGGTGGCGGGTGCCTCGACGGTGCCGACACCGGCGAAGTTCACCGGAGCAACCTCGACAGCGGCGGCGACGGTCTCGGGAGCCTTGACCTCGACCTCGGCGGCGACATCGTCGTCACTGTCGGCTTCGGTCTCCTCCGGTGCGGTGGCGACCTCGGTGGCGGCGGTGGCCCGCGTCAGCAGGTCGGCCACGTCGGTGCGGTGGGCTTCCTCTTCGGCGGCGGCAGTCGCGGCGGCGGCGTTGATCTGGTCCACGGAGTCGAGGAGCACCCGCAGGGCTTCCACGTCGTCCTTGGACAGTTCCTCACCGGCTTCCGCACGGGCCTGGATGACATTGATGGACCGCTGCGCCTGGGTGCGAAGCTCGGCGAGCTCGGCACTGGTGGCGGGCAGTTCCTCTGGCAGAGTGAACACGGGCACTTACTCCTTGTTAGGGGTGACGCTATGACGTTATCGGCGATTGCTCCTCGGCCCGTAGCCAGTACAGGAACGCTCTGCGACGAAACACTAGAACGCCGCCGTGCAACTACGCCGGACGTGGAGTTATGCGAAGAGTTGACAACGCCTACCGAAGTAGGTTAAGCTTCACGGTGTGAAGGCGGGATACACCCGCCAAGAAAGGGCAACATGACCGACATCATCATCACCGTCACCCGCAAGGGCGAGGACACCGGCATCTGGCACATCGGTACCGACGCTGACAACCTGATCGCCAAGGCCCAGCAGTCAGTGTCTGACGCTTTCGGCGACAGCAAGCGCGTCATTCTCATTCGCCTCGACCGCCGTAACCGCGACGACGCCAACGGCACCCTGGTCGTCAACCACACCGGCGAGAACTTCCGCTGGGAGATCGCCACCGTCTAGCCCGCACAACCGCCAGCACCCCGGCCCGCAAGGGCCGGGGTGTTGTGCGTTATAGGCGCGGGCACAGATGCGTAGCGGCGGCTTGGGAGAACGGGCTGACGTTGTCGGCGTGCCGGGCGTCGCGCAGCTTCTCCAGCACCCGGCGCAGCACGCGCTCGGTCAGGCTGGCACCGGCCTGGCCGCGCATGACGCACACCGCGTACCCGGCGCTGAGCGCGTCGGCGGGGACGGTGTAGCCCAGCGGGGCCACCGCGTCCAGAAAGGCTTGCTCGTTGCTGGCGTGGGCCGGGACGGCAGTCAGCAGCAGCATCACCACCGCCAGGACCACCGCGCGCTTCATGGTTGCTTACGCACCAGCTTGCGGATCGTGCCGCCACCGGCCATACGCACCTCAGCCTTGGCCTCGGCGATGGTCAGGAACGGGGCGCTCTCGGGCGAGCTGGTGCCGTCGGGGTAGGTGACGCTGTAGCCGATCAGGTCGCCGGGCTTGGCCGCGACACCCGCCGCGCGTCGTTTGGAGCAGTTGCACCCCATGTCAGTACTTGCTCGGGTAGTTGCGGGCCTCCAGCAGCGCGGCGATCTCTTCGGCTGGTGTCGGCGGGTGCGTGATCTCAGCGGCGCGATCCAGAAGCGCAATCGCTTCGGCGGCGATGATCGCACGTTCGTTTTCGACGCGGGCGTCGTCCATAGCCTCGCGCACCGCGACCTTGATCTCGTCCAGGCTGAGCCGGGTAACCGACGCGGTGCGGTCTTCGGTGGGGCCAAGCGAGGCCACCAGCGCCAGCGGACGACCCTGGTCATCCGACCGGCCGCGTGCTGCAAAGCCCGGCGTATTGACCGACAGCGCGGCCACCAGCTCCAGGCCGGAGCCGAAGTCGCGCCAGTCGCCGGACAGCGGGGCCGACAGGCCCATCTCGACCTGCTCGGGCGTGGCCCACGGGGCGGCGACGCCGGAGAACCAGATGCCGTGCTTGTCCTCGCCGACGCGCACCAGGGCGAAGCAGGTGCCGGTGTTGTCGTAGTGCGCCGCCGCCGGGCGGGCGCTGAGCCGGTCGGAGGCGTGGCCGGTGCCGACGGTCAACCGGCCGACCGGCAGCCGGGCACCGTTGTCCAGCCGCACCGCCGGGCTGGTGTGGAAGTGGGCGTAGTCGGTGGCGCTGCGCGGGACCACGACGCACTCGCTCTGGATCGAGCGGTGGCATTGGCCGAAGCACGCCAGGTGGCCGTAGATGCGCCCGTCGTCACCCATCGTGGGCAGCGTCGGGCCGGTCAGGTTCGGGTTCTCAAACAGGCGGTGATCGTAGACACGGGGCCGGAAGTCTTCAGCGGCCCCGGCCACCAGCGCCACGTCGCGGCTTTCGCGGTCGGCGTTCAGGCTCAGCGTGGTGTCTCCGAAGGCCGGAGTCGCGACCAGCGTGGTGCCGATCAGCTCGGCCTTGGTGATGGTCTGGTACAGCTCCAGCATGGCGTCGGGGTCATCCAGGGCGTCGGCGGTGGGCTCCGCGCCGGTGATGTCGGTCAGGACCCACTCGGCGGCGGCGAGGTCGACGCTCGGCCCGGTGACGCCGTGGGCGATATGGTCGGCGGCTTCATCGGCCTCGGAGCTGTTGAGCAGGTAGCCCGACGCCATCACTCGGCCGTCCTCCACCCGCGCGTCCTCAAGGACTCCCACCGTGTAGGCGTCCAGGTGGCCCTCGGTGGACTGCCGGGTCCACATCAGCGGCAGCGGGAAGCTACGGAAGCTCAGCTCGATGTCGCTGCTCAGCATCCGGCCGTCGGAGGTCGGGGTGCCGGTCAGCGCGATCACCGCGTCGGTGAAGGTGCGGAACGTCTGCTCGTCCATCGTGGTCTCCTGTCCACTCGCCGCCAGGGCGTTGGTGTTGTTGCTGGTGTAGCCCGGCAACATCTCGTCGTCCATCAGCACCGTGACCCGGCACCGGCAGTTGGCGACCTCCTCCGGCGAGCCGGACGGGTCGCACGGGTACTCCAGCCGGTCACTGCCCACGGTGAAATTACCGCCCAGCGGTGCGCGCTGATTGTGGGCGCGGCGGTGGGTAGGCCGAGTGCGCCCGTCGTTGGTAGCGATCCAGACCTTCTCGGCCCGGCTGCTTTCGGGAGCGCGGCGACCGGCCTCCACGATGGCGTCGTTGAGCACCGCACCGGAATGCCGCGCCCGCCACTCCTCGATCTCCTCCATCTCCACGCTGCCGGGGCTCAGGATCAGCGAGACCGTGATCCGCATCTGCTCGGTGCTGGCGTCCGGCTGGGCGCGCATGGCCCGGTCGATGACGGTAAAGACCGCGCCGGGCACCTTGTCGGTGTCGGCGCGCATGGTGTCCAGGTGATCCCGCTGGGACTCGGCCAGGCCAGCGTCGGCGGCGACGCGGGCGGCGGCGTCGCGCACCTCGGCGGGGTCGAGGCCCATCGAGTCGGCCACGGTCTTGACGGCGAAGTCGTCCACCTCTGGCGCGTCAGCCGACGGCTCGGGTACCGGCAGCTTCATCCCCCGCAGCGCGGCGATGGCGGTGACCGACCACAGCAGCCCGGCACCGGCCAGCACGATCAGCTCAGCCACCGAACTCCACGCGGAACTTGAACTCTCGGCACCGGAGGGGTCCGGCGGCAGGGCGTCGGCGGTCAGCGAGGGCAGCACCGCGTCGGTCAGCGCGGGCATCCACACCCGCAGCGCCTCGGCGTACAGCTCCTCCATCGCCTTCTCAGCAGCGAGGGTGGTCTCGTCCAGGCGACTTACCGGGGGCCACATCAGACGTTCACCACCGGCCGCGTCAGCTCCCGGCGCACCGCTGCCTTGACCGCTGAGCGGATGTAGTCGCTGTCCAGGTTCAGCCGGGCCAGCACGTCCTCCTCCAGCGCGGCGTCCCAGCCCCGAATCAGGTCACCGATGGCGTCCTCGGCGACCGGCGACATGAAGCGGTGGGTCTCATGCATGGGCACATCACGCAGGCGGTCGTAGTCGGCACGGGTGCGGCGGCGCTTGCCCGCCAGCTCCAGCGCCCGGCTGACCATCACCTCCACCACCGCCATCTCAGCCACCGAGCGGGCACGAGCGGTCACCTCCTGGTCGGCGGGCTCCTCCGGCGGTCGTTGCGGGTTCTCGGTGACCGCCGGGGCGGG